AAGACTGAAAAAGCACAGAAACAATGGTCTGACAGAGCTGATAAGGCTCTTGCTTATCTAAATAGTAATAAGTCTGTCATGTATTCCGCACTTAGCGGTTTCAAAGACCTTATGACTGCTAAACAGCAAATCATAAATAAACTGAAGAAGATAGAAGGTGTCGGCACTTTCTTAGAAGATGAAAATGGTTACAAGGTAACCAGTCCAGAAGGTTTTGTTGCTATTAAAGATGGCAATGCACTTAAACTGGTCGATAGATTAGAATTTTCTAGAGCAAACTTCACCGTCGCTAAAGATTGGGGCAAATGAATTTTTTAGAATTTATAACTGAGGCAGCAAAGAGTGCGTCTCAACAAAACAAACCTAAGAAACCCACGACAAGTCAAAAAGGTCAGAAGACTTCTGGTAACCTAGAGGACAAGCATGTTGCTATTACTTTTGGTCGCTTTAACCCTCCTCACGCTGGCCATGGCAAGTTACTTGATGCTGTCAAAGCGCACGGAGGCGACTCGGGAAACTATAGAATCTACCCATCCCGTAGTCAGGATCACAAAAAGAATCCGTTATCCGCACAACAAAAAGTAGACCACATGAGGAAGTTATTTCCCTCACACAAGGACAAGATTCAAAACAATGAAGCACATAGAAATATATTTGATGTAATGCGTGACCTACATGACGAGGGTCATGAGCACGTAACAATGGTGGTAGGAGACGATAGAGTAAAAGAGTTTGAGAAGTTGACTAACAAATATAATGGAGTGCATTATAACTTTAAGACTATCAATATTAAATCAGCAGGGGCAAGAGACCCTAAGAGTGAAGACCCTATAGAAAAGTTGTCAGCATCTGGAATGCGTAAGCATGCTAGTGGTGATGACCATGATTCATTCCATGCAGGCATGCCTAAGGGTGTCTCTGCAAAGCATTCTAAACAGATGATGGCGGATGTGAAGACAGGAATGACACCACCTCCTAAGAAGACGAAGACCAAGAAGTCAATCAAAGAGTTGACACTCTGGGAGTATGCACCTAAGTTAGATGCAGATTCGTTTAGAGATTTCTATATGCTAAACCATATCTTTAAGGTAGGTGCTATAGTAGAGCACGATGACACTGGACTAATAGGAAAGGTTGTCCATCGTGGCACTAATCATGTCGTATTCCAAATGCCAGATGGCAATGAGGAAAAGGTATGGTTAAAAAATATAACTGAAGTGGAAGACCCACGTGCTGCATGGGCACGTGCTGCTGATACCACCAAACTCCAAAACAATTACTCTGCTGATGATGGCAGTGGTAATGACTGGAAGGCAGGTACAGACAACTATAGAATGGCATTACAAGCAATGACTCCAGGGCAATCTGTAGTCAGTTTTACAGATTTTCAACAACGCATTAGAAAGTCTGCTAATACTAAATAAAAACAGTAAGACCAATCAGGTGTTATAAAAATGAAACTAGAAATGTTAGTGTCTGCTGCTCTCATGGACTATTCTCCAACCGAGCAGTCATATATTCTTAAGGCGGTTGAGGAAGATAAACTTCCTGATACACAACGTCTCCACGATGGTGTAATGAAAGTCATGGAAGTCCTTGACACATTTGAGCCAGTGGTAGAAGGGTATGCAGGCTTCGACGTAGACAGAGATACTGTCAAGAAAAAGAAAGCAGAGCATAAGGATGACCGTAACATAGGTCGTGTTGTATCCTCAGGAGGAAACTCCATGCTCATCACAGGACGTAAGGCTGATGGTCGTTACATTGTTGTTGGAAAGAAAGGAGAGAAGACAGCAAAAGAGGCAGGCGATTTAGGTGTAACTGCTAAGGAAAGTGTAGTAGGTGTAGACATTGATGAAGTACATCAACTCATGTTAGAAGGACTTAAGCAGGCACGCAAAAACGTTGGTGCATCTACATGTTGGAAAGGTTATAAGGCATCTGGCACTAAGATGAAGGGTGGAAAACAAGTCCCTAATTGTGTCAAAGAAGACGAAAAACCTTCTGACTTTATAAATAAATTGTCTAAGTCGGGATTATTTTCCGATGCGGAGTTGGAAAAAATGGGAGAGATAAACTAAAATGAAACCCTCCAACCCAGGTGAAAAGTCTTTTCTTACTACTAAGAAGAAAGGAAACGTTGTTATTAACCCTAAGAAGGAAGACCTCATGAAAGAAACCAAACTAGACGAAAAGAAACTTGACCCAGTAGGTAAGGAAGATAAGGACATCGATAACGACGGTGACCATGATAAGTCTGACAGATACCTATTGAATCGTCGTAAGGTCAGGAGTAAAGTAATTAAGATGAAGGAAGCAGCACATGACGCATTGCGTTCTAAACGTGCGAAGAGTCCTAAAGGAGAAGGAGCAGTGGATACAGCACCAGATGAGTCAAACGTAGGAGAAGAGACACTTCATGAAATCTCTGCTGACACAGGATTAGCAGCATCCAGAGCTGCAGACCAGAAGAGAGCACAACTTGCAAAGGCAGGAGATAAAGAAGGTGCTGCGGGTAAAGCTGCTCAGGCAAAGCGTCTTTATGATGCACAAGCAAAGAAGAGATTGAAAGAGACAGAAGATAGAATGAAAGAAAGAATGATACAGTTTACTAAAGACCATGACAACCAAATGCAAGGTAAACAGCCTATATAATGTACCGTTTGAATTTTAATCATGCTATCATTCCTACTACCATTTGCATCTAAAATTGTATCAGATGCAGTAAACAAAATCCCAGACGATTCTGAGTTGGGAGAAAAACTAATCGACTTATGTCTAGTCATTCTAGGTAAGGCAGTTAAACTTACTAAGACAGACATGGACGACAAGCTATTGGAGACAGTTAAGTCTGCACTAGCAACTAGAGAGTAATTCTTATAAATAACTTATAGGAAAAAATTATTAGAGAAACTAATGTCTATTTTAGGTACTATAGACGCTTCCACCTTTGGCAATAACGTAGGTGTCACTAATGGTGACGCAACAGTTACGAAGAATGCTGCTGATTCCGTCGATGTTGGCGATATCTTGGTGCTTAATAGCGTTAACTACATTGTAAGAGAAGTTACATCAACCACTGCAATCGAATTGCATACAACATATGCAGGCAGCACTAATGCTTCATTGTCTGGTGCTATCAGACGTACTGCTCCTAAGGCAGTCGCTGAGTTTGTAGTCAAGGGTGGAGATAGTAACTCATATGAGTTGGTCTTCGTTGACACAACTGAGCAGAGCATTGCATCCAACAAGTCTAGAGGAATCACTGGACCTGGTTGGTGGCAGTATCGCACTTATCAGACACACAACGGTGACACCAAACATAAAGCAGAATACATCGCACCAGCTAAGGCAACTGCAGGAAACGCAGGAGACATGGCTGATGACACACTAGCAGCAGATGTATTAGAGGTAATCACAGTTGGCACACAGCCAGCAGCATCTACATCTTCTAGTGGTGCAGGCACATTCGTTGCAGCAGCAACAGTAGACCAGTCAGGTACTATCACATACAAGTGGCAGAGACAGACAGCAAATGCAACTACTCGTTGGGTAGATGTAAGTGCTTCACTTGATACTGGTATCACATACGCTAACTTCACAACTGCAACTCTTGCATACAGTGGACTTAGTGGGGACACATTAGACGGATATAAGTATCGTTGCGTGATTAACTCAAGCAAAGGTGCAGTCCAAAAGTATACCGACGGAGCAGCAACTCTAACATTCGGTAGTTAGTAACTAAATTTTATAATGAGATTTGATGAACTAAATGAGAAAAACTATCTCATGTTCGCCATCAAGCATTACGATAACCCACAATCAGTTACCGTAGATGACTTCATGGAGGACATGAAGAAGTTTAAATATCTTAAAAGACTACTAAAGAGATACCTTAAGACAGGTGTGTTGAGAGTTAACTTGATTCTCAACCACCTTATTATTTTGTTTAATGTATTCGGTGAAGGGACTATCCCTTTACTCATGTATAAATTAGGTGAAGAATACTATTCAATCATAAAAACATTTCTTCTATACTTAAATAGAATAGACCCACAAAACAATACTGGAATATTCGCTAACATAAATATTGATAACGATGTGCTCGATTTACTCAACGCATTATGAATGAAGATGCACCTACAATGAGTGTCGGTAATGGAGGTTTCACTGGAAGTGCTGCCCCCACAGGTCCTAATGCAGGATTTGACCCACTTATGAGTGCTAAGGTGAAGCGTAGAAAATATAAACCGAAAGGTCATGTGATTAAAAATATCGGCATAGGCGAAGCAGTTGAAGATAAGAGTGGTTACCTACCATTTAAAATATCATATGATGGAGCAGAATCATACGTACTATATTCCAAGTCCGAGTCAGCGTTGAAGATAGAATTGAGAAAGATGTATCGCCCTGAGAATTTTAAAAAGATTTCAGTCAAGCGTTTATATCCAAACGAAGTGATTAAGTTTTATTGGGATAAGAGACAAGCAGCACTAAGAGTTTGAGATGTCAGACATTAATACAGCGATAATAGAAAGACTCGAGCGAGTCGTTGAATCCCTACAGGAAAACTCTGTAAAGATGGGACAACTTCTTGCTGTCCATAATGAGAAACTAGATAAGCAAGACAAGATAGACGAAGTATTATTTGAAAAGATAGACAGATTGTCTGCTGATGTTAATAGAGAGACAGATGCTATAAAGAAAGGATGCGAGAGAGATATAAGAAAGGTAGATGATAGACTTAGGTTGATGGAGAAGAAGATGTGGTCAATAGCAGGAGGTCTTACCATTGTATCCTTCCTTGTCAGCCCTATAGGACAAAGAATATTACAAGGCTTGACAGCTTCCAATAATACAAGTATGATACCCACAGTAGAAAGGGTAGATTGGACTACGTCGAAGACAAATACATTCGATTAATCAGCTCACGTCTTGACAGATACAAGCATGTCAAGCGTGGACTGTACAATTTCAGATGCCCTTACTGCGGAGACTCTCAGAAGAATAAGAGTAAAGCACGAGGGTATTTTTTTCTGAAGAAATCAGAATACATTTACAAGTGCCATAACTGTGGTGTTGGTAGGTCTCTTGGTAACTTCTTGAAAGACCAAGCACCTGATTTGCATGACCAATTTGTCATGGAAAAATACAAGTCAGGCATGACTGGTAAGGGTAGACATACACCCTCACCAAAGATACCATCAGCAAAACCTAACTTCAAAAAGAATCCGTCTGCTCAAAGAATCTCAGACCTAAATACTTCTCACCCAGCTAAGAAATATTTACTGGATAGGAAGATACCTGAGGCACAACTGAGTCGTTTCTACTACGTTGATAAATTCATGTCATGGGTCAATACCCATAAGAAAACATTTGAAAAAATTACACACGACAAACCTAGAATTATTATCCCACTCATTAGTGATGATGGTACGTGGTTTGGAGTGCAGGGTCGCTCTTTGGAGAAGTATACAGACTTACGGTACATCACCGTAATGTTTGATGACCAATTAAAATTATTTGGACAAGACAAAATTGAAAAAAATGAAACCGTTTATGTCACGGAAGGTCCCTTTGACTCCTGCTTTCTTCCCAACGCTATTGCTATGTGTGGGAGCGATGTCGACCATCGGAATCTACAATATGATTTACGGATTTGGGTCTTCGACAACGAACCAAGAAACAAACAGATTGTACAACGAATGCAATCTTGTATCCAATCGAAAGAGTCTATCGTTATTTGGCCTAAGAATTTAATTCAGAAGGACATTAATGATATGGTATTAGCAGGGGAGAATCCCTATGCTATAATAAAATCAAACACCTACTCAGGGTTAGAAGCACAAATTAAATTTACAGACTGGAAGAAAGTATGAGCAACGGAATCAGTGTTGTTAAACGAGATGGGTCTGTCGAGTCCCTAAATCTCGACAAAGTACACGCAATGGTTGAGTTAGCATGCGAAGACCTTGCGGGTGTGTCATCATCTCAAGTAGAGATGAATAGTGGAATACAATTCTACGATGGCATTAAGACAGAAGACATCCAAGAGATTCTAATACGCTCTGCTAATGATTTGATATCATTAGACACTCCTAACTATCAATATGTTGCAGCAAGGTTGTTACTGTTTGGTCTTAGGAAAGCAGTCTTCGGATACCACCCAGACAAACCTCCTATACTTTACAATCATATTTGTAAGTGTGTAGACCATGGTATGTATGATGAAGAATTACTCACAGTATATACTGAGGAAGAGTGGGAAGAGATTGAGTCATACGTTGACCATGATAGAGATTATATGTTTACATACGCAGGCTTAAGACAAGTATGCGATAAATATCTGGTACAAGATAGAAGCACAGGTTACCTGTTTGAGACACCTCAACAGATGTATATCATGATTGCTGCTACATTGTTTTCCAAATACCCTAAAGACACAAGGTTAGAATATGTCAGAAGATACTACGAAGCAATCAGCACACACAAAATCAACATTCCTACTCCAGTTATGGCGGGTGTTAGGACGCCACTCAGACAATTTGCAAGCTGTGTTCTTGTTGATGTTGATGACACCCTCGATAGCATTTTTAGCAGTGACATGGCTATCGGCTACTATGTTGCTCAAAGGGCGGGCATTGGTATCAACGCGGGTAGAATCCGTGGCATCAACGCTAAAATCAGGGGCGGAGAAGTACAGCACACAGGTGTTGTCCCTTTCCTCAAAAAGTTTGAGGCAACTGTCCGATGCTGCACTCAAAATGGCATTCGTGGTGGAAGCGCGACAGTCCACTTCCCAATCTGGCATCAAGAGATAGAAGATATCATCGTCCTTAAGAATAACAAAGGGACTGAGGATAATCGTGTCAGAAAACTAGACTATTCAATTCAACTATCCAAGTTATTCTATGAACGTTTTATCGAAAATAAAGAAATCACGTTATTTTCCCCTCATGATGTTCCTGATTTGTATGAGAGTTTTGGGACCGATAGGTTTGATGAGTTATATTGCAGTTACGAATCTGATGAATCCATCCCCTCCAAACGAGTCGGTGCTCAAGGATTAATCCTAGACCTACTCAAAGAGAGAGCAGAGACTGGTCGTCTATACCTGATGAATATTGACCACTGTAATAGTCATTCATCATTCAAAGACAAAGTCAACATGAGTAACCTATGTCAAGAGATTACTCTACCTACTGACCCTATCAATCATATTGATAGTCAGGATGGTGAGATTGCTTTGTGTATACTATCTGCTATTAACGTAGGTAAGATACGCAACCTCAATGAGATGGAGAATCTATGTGACCTTGCAGTAAGAGCACTAGAAGAATTGATTGACTATCAAGAGTATCCTGTACCTGCAGCGAGACGCTCTACGTTGGCACGTAGGTCACTCGGTATAGGTTTCATTGGTCTAGCACATTATTTTGCAAAGAATGGTGTGAAATATGATAGTCAAGAAGCGTATGACCTCACTCATAAACTAACTGAATCCTTCCAATACAATCTACTTAGAGCATCTAATAACATTGCTAAAGAGAAGGGTGCATGTGATGCTTTCCATCGCACAAAATACATTGATGGAATCCTTCCAATAGATACATATAAGAGTGAAGTAGATGAGTTAGTCACAGTATCATACGAATATGATTGGGATTCTTTACGCGATGACATTGCCGAATGGGGACTCAGGCACAGCACTCTGTCCGCACAAATGCCATCGGAATCTAGCTCCGTTGTGTCAAACGCAACCAATGGAATCGAGCCACCTAGAGACTACCTGTCCGTTAAGAAATCCAAGAAGGGACCTCTTAAGCAAATTGTACCACAGTTTACAACTTACAAGAATAATTACACGCTCCTGTGGGACATGCCTAGTAACGAGGGATACATTAACGTGACTGCCATCATGCAGAAGTTTTTTGACCAAGCAATCAGTGGAAACTGGTCATACAATCCAGAAAACTATCCAGATAATGAAGTGCCTGTGTCTGTAATGGCAAACGATTTATTAACAACATACAAATACGGTTGGAAAACCTCATACTATCAAAATACATACGATAATAAAAAAGATGTCGATGCAGAAAGCACTGCAAGGACAGAGCAATTAATTAATGATATTCTTCATGGCACAGAGTCAGAAGAAGACTGTGATAGTTGTAAAGTTTAAATGGCAAAACACATGAGCGTAACAGTATTCAACGACAAGAAAACTGATACCAAAAAGCAACCAATGTTTTTTGGTGCACCCTTAGGGATGCAAAGATACGACGAATATAAGTATCCAGACTTTGATAAGTTAACACAAACACAATTAGGATATTTCTGGAGACCAGAAGAAGTCTCCTTACAAAAGGATAGGTCAGACTATAAGACATTGACAGAGCAACAGAAGCATATCTATACTTCTAACCTCAAGTATCAAATCTTATTAGACTCTGTGCAAGGTAGAGGACCTGGGATGGCATTCTCTCCTTACTGCTCACTACCTGAGTTGGAAGGATGCATGGGTGTCTGGCAATTCATGGAGCAGATACACTCACGCTCTTACACACATATAATTAAGAATGTATATCCTGACCCAGGTGAGGTCTTTGATACTGTATTAGATAACGAGAAGATTATCTCTCGTGCTAAGTCAGTCACTAAAGCATACGATGAGTTTCTTGATGTAGTAGGTGAGTATGCTGAAAGTAATATGTGGAAACCAGACTGGAAAGAATCCCCCACATCACAGTGGACTCTAAGGGATGTCAAACGTAAACTTTATAGAGCTATTGCCAATGTCAACATCCTTGAAGGTATTCGTTTTTACGTTAGTTTTGCTTGCTCTTTCGCATTCGGTGAGCTCAAGCTTATGGAAGGGTCAGCTAAGATCATATCCCTTATTGCAAGAGACGAATCACAACACCTTGCGTTGACACAGAAGATACTTTACAAATGGAAGAAGGGTGATGACCCTGACATGCAACAGATTGCACAAGAAGAGAAAGAGAATGTGCGTCAGATGTTTGCTAACGCAGTCAACGAAGAGAAAGACTGGGCAAACTATCTCTTTTCTAACGGTAGCATGATAGGTCTTAACGAAAAACTATTGCATCAATACATCGAGTGGGTTGCCAATAGACGCATGAAAGCAATCGGACTAGAAACCATGTATGATATACCCGCAAGGAATAATCCTTTACCTTGGACTGAGCATTGGCTCAACTCTAAAGGACAACAGAATGCTCCACAAGAGACAGAGATAGAATCTTACATTGTCGGTGGTATTAAACAGGACGTTGACAAGAATACATTTAGTGGTTTCAAACTATAAACCTATGAATAATATGAATGAGGAGAAAGACGGATGGTGGGGAAGACATTCATGGCCTGGACCCGACCTTTGGTATCAAGGACCACTTGAGATTTTTGAAACAGGTGAAGAATCATTTAAAAAGACACAAGCGGCTACCAAACCAACCAAGAAGAAGAAAAAAAAGTAATAAATGATACCGTATACGGTCTCTGTTACAAAACATTGCTAAATAGTTGTGGATATGTTATGATGTCCACACGTTCATCCAAATGGAAAGTTTAGCACTAGCACTTCTCATTTCTGAACATAACACTTACCATTGGCAAATGTCATGTCAGGAATGGAATAACCAAAGGGTAGAGATTTTGAGCAATCCAAATCATACACCTGATGCTCAAGAGTATCTTATAGATTACTTTAGGACAAAGGTTGAAGGTGAGTGTAACACTTACATCATTGGACGCAAGTAAGCCGACTCGGAACGGAATCGTTCATCCTTATGATTGAAACTTTAATTGCCACTGTAATTACAGTATCATGTGCAGACATTGACACTCTTGTCAATCGTGCTAAAGTCTACCCTGACCTTAGTGCAGAAGATAGACAGGAAATTGTAAATTTGTATTATGATTTTGGTGAAAAGTATGGTTTAGATTGTAGGGACGCAAAAGCCGACTGAAGGAACGGGAACACGGATCACTCGAAAGAGTTAAAGGTGTAAAGTCCAATTACTTTAGGAGAAACCAAATGGCACAAGTCACATACAGAGGAGTTAGTTACGACTCCGAAGAGTACAACGCAAAGGTACTCGCAGAAGCCGCTCAAAAGCAACGTCACGAATTAATGTATCGTGGTATTAAAGTAGAGCGTAAATTCGCATCTAAGAGTTGAGTGGCATCATGTTAGTTACAGCAGAAATTCTCGCAGCTAGCGTTGTGTTTCTGACCATTATCTACGCAGAAGCACACCTGCTTTATTCAAGGTAAAGACCCATGATACGTATAGGGTGGGAACCACCCGAAATCCCAGATTTCGATCCAGAAATTCATAACCCAGAGAAAGTATTTGCTCTCTTGTGTTATCGTGGGATTCATTATGCGAAGTGGGTATACTTAGATGTAGTTTTCAATAAACAATGGAAACTATTTAATCCAAGAGGAAAGGGTTGACCTTTCCTCTTTTTTTGTGTATAATAAATAAAATGAAAAGTTTTCATGGACAAAGGAAAATTAAAAGTCTTAGTAATGGCTCTTAAGGAGATTGTTGAAGAACTAGAGAGCGAAGTATATTCTGATGTGGATGCTTATAAACCTCCTGCAACTTTCTCATCTGCACCCTTAAACTACGATGAGATGTTTGATGACGGTTCAGATTGATAAGTCTAAATATTTACAAAACTTAAAACACCTATGCCTACTTACCCTGTAAAGAACTTGAAAACTGGCGAACAAAAAGAAATCCAGATGTCAATGACCGAGTATGATCAATGGCGAAAAGATAATCCGATTGGGATAAAGACTGGATGCAAGGAGTTGCAAACGTCGGAGAAGTCGGAGAAGTCTATGACAAACTTCGTAAGACACATCCCGGTTGGAATGATGTATTACACAAAGCATCCAAAGCTCCCGGTTCTAAAGTAAGACCTGTTTAATATGCCAAGAAAAAGAAAAGCAGAACAACAGCCCATAGGTGTCGGTTTAACGGCAAAACAAATGAAGAGGAAGAAACCAATCAACGCTGATATGTTGAGAGACATAGAGCCTCTTACAGAAAATCAGCAAAAGTTATTTGAGTCATATTCAAACAATAAGAACATAATCGCATACGGTGCAGCAGGTACAGGAAAGACCTTCATAACGCTGTTTAACGCACTGTGTGACGTGTTAGATACTTCGACACCCTACGAGAAAATATACATCGTTAGATCGCTTGTATCGACCAGAGAGATCGGGTTTCTACCCGGAGATCATGAGGACAAATCATTCTTATATCAGATACCATATAAGAACATGGTCAAGTATATGTTTGAGTTACCATCAGCAGCAGACTTTGAAATGCTCTATGGTAATTTAAAGGCACAAGAAACCATCTCATTCTGGAGCACATCATTTATCAGGGGAACAACATTTGATAGGGCTATAATCATAGTTGATGAGTTCCAAAACTTGAATTTTCATGAATTAGATAGTATAATGACAAGAGTAGGAGAGAATACAAAGAT